GGAGACGCGGCACTGCTCGCCTTCGCTAGTTGGGACACTTTTTCCCCTCTGTTTCGCTTCAAAAGGCTTGACAGTGTGTCAGATGGACACGAAGTTGGTCTGAGATCGCCAAAATGCGTGTCAGAGCGACACGAAACGGCAGTAGTGCAGATCAGAGGTCCCCCGATTGGCCCAGATGAGGCCCCCACACCAGCGAACGGCTGGGATGGGGGCCTTTTCCATAGGAGACGAGCTCATGGCACTTTCGGTCGCAGAACGAGCGCAGGTTCAGGCACTGCGAGACGCCGCCTACGCTTGCCTGCTTCGCCTCCTCGGAGGGTTCCATGAAGCAGAGTTCAATGGGCGGAGGTACAGGGAGCATGACATCGGCGAAGTCCAGAAGATTCTCGACCGACTCGATGACCAACTCGCCAAGGACGATGCTGGCGGGATGAGAGTCAGGCAGGGGGTGCCTCGTGGGTAAAGTCGTCGTGAGGGATCGGGAGGCGATCGAGATCAAGACCTCCATCGTGGACAAGATGATCAGCGCGATCTCCCCAAAGTGGGGGGTCCGCCGGTTCGCAAGCCGGCTCCAGGAGGCGAATGCCATGCGCTTCGCCGCCAACGTCGGGTATGTGGGTGGCAGGTACGACCGGAAGTCGATGCAGGAGTGGAGTCCCTACTCCGGATCGGCGGATGACGAGTTCCTCGGCCAGCAATACACCGTCCGGGCCCGGACTCGGGACTTGGCGCGGAACGCCCCGGTCGCCACCGGCGCCAGCAACACCTCAGTCACCAACGTCGTCGGCACCGGGCTCCGTCTCCACTCACGGATCGACGCCGACTACCTGGGCCTGTCCGAGGATGAGGCGAAGGAAAAGCAGAAGGAGTTGGAAAGGATCTGGAAGGTCGCCCGGAACGAACTGGATTTTGAGGGCGACATCTCCATGGTTGATATGCAGGCAATGGTCTTCCGGGCGACGTTCGAATCCGGAGACATTCTCGTCATCCGCCGGCGTGATCTCCGGCCCGGAAACGTCATACCGCTCAAGGTCCAGCTTGTCGAGGCAGACAGGATCAGCAATCCGGAATATCAGTCGGACACCGAAGAGATCGCCGGCGGAGTCGAAACCTCCGCTCGGGGTGTGACGAGAGCCTACTTTGTCGCCGATCGCCATCCCACGGACCTCCTCCAGCGCGGCCAGACCAGATGGACGAGGATCCCGAAGGTAGGGCGCGGCGGGATCCACCTCTCCCGGCTGATCTACGATAAGCGGCGTCCGGGCCAGCGTCGGGGTGTCCCCGCTCTGGCCCCGGTCATCGAGCCGTTGAAGCAACTCAGTCGACTCACGGACTACGAGCTCACGGCCAGCGTCGTGAGTAGCCTGTTCACGGTGTTCGTGAAGTCGGAGCAACCGGCCACCGGAGGCCTCCCCGCCTCGTTTGAGGGAGCGGAGAACGAGGAGATCCCATCCAAGGCCGGGGACATCTTCCTGAATCCCGGTTCGATCGTGGATCTCAGACCGGGCGAGGACATCATCACGGCGGATCCGAACCGTCCGAACAACGCCTTCGAACCGTTCTTCCAGGCGATCGTCCAACAGATCGGCATGGCACTCGAAATCCCATACGAGATGCTCATGCACCGATACAACAACTCCTACTCTGCCGCTCGGGCAGCCTTCCTCGATGCATGGAAGTTCTTCAGGCACCGGAGAGCGTGGCTCGGGAATACGTTCTGCAATCTGGTCTACGAGTGGGTGCTGATGGACGCATTGCTGGAGGGGGTCATCGATCTTCCGGGCTTCCTGACGGATCCCATGGCAAAGATGGCGTGGCTCGGGGCGGATTGGGTTGGGGATGCTCCGGGGGCCATCAACGAGGGCGATGCCGTGGCGGCGGCGATCGCTCGAGTGGACGCAGGATTCAGCACCCGCTCCCAGGAGACTGCAGAACTGACCGGGCGGGATTGGGATGATGTTCAGACCCAGAGGGCCAGAGAGAAACGCCGGCTCGATGACGATGAGATGCCATTCATGGCGGATCCAGCGAAGGAGAAAGGGGAGGCCGTCACCGATACCGGGGAAGAGGATGGGAACGGGAATGAAGATGCAGAACCAACCGAGGAAGAGGAGGCGGCGGCATGACGCTCAGTCTTCAATACATCGGAACACGGAAGTGGGCCATCCTCGGGGAGTACCTCTCCCTGATGGCGGCGATCGCCGACCGGGACGTCGACACCCAGAAGTTCTGGGGGGAACTCATCGAGCGGGAGTTCGGTGGGCCGGTGGCCGGGACCAGGGAGGGCAGGGTGCGGAACGGTGTGGGAATCCTGCCGATCACGGGGCCCATGTTTCGCTATGCGAACTTGTTCACCGCCATCTCCGGGGCGACCTCCTACGAGCAGGTTGCCGTGGAGATCGGGGCGATGATGGCAAACCCGGAGGTGCGCCACCTGATTCTTGACGTCAACTCCCCAGGGGGTGAAGTGGATGGGGCCGCTGAGTTGGCGGACCTCATCTACTCCTATCGTGGGGAGAAGCCGATGACGTCCTACATCTCCCACCTGGGTGCGTCCGCCGGCTACTGGGTTGCCTCTGCTGCGGATGAGGTCGTGGCCAACGAGACGTCGATGCTGGGATCCATCGGCGCGGTGATCGGAGTCACGGACTACTCCAAGATGGATGAGGCGGAGGGAATCCGGAGGATGGAGTTCGTCTCCGCGCAGTCCCCCAACAAGCGAGTCGATCCTTTCAGTGAGGACAAGGGGGAGGCGGAACGTGCGAAGGCCGTTCTGCAGGGACTCGTTGATCGGCTAGGGGCGGTTTTCATCGAGAAGGTGTCGGCGTACAGGGGGATGTCTGAGGAGGCCGTCATGGCCACCAAAGGCGGACTCCTGATCGGGACCGATGCCGTTGAGGCCGGTCTGGCGGATCGGGTGGGGACGTTGGAAGGCCTGATAGAAGAGTTTTCAGGAGCTGGCGAATCGGCTGGCTCCGTACCGATGAGTTTCTCCGCCGGAGGACTCAGACCACATGAGGAGGTAGCCACTATGGACGGCACCACACAGACGTCCACCCCGGCGGCAGAGGCCCCGGAAATCACCCGTGCGTACCTCGAGGCCAATCATTCGGACATCCTGGAGGAAGTTCGGAGCGATGCGGCCAGCGAGGAGAGGGACAGGATTCTCGGCATCCATGCCGTGGACGCCGCTGGGTTCGATGAGCTCAAGCGGAAGATGATGGAGGACCCCAACGCCACCATCGGGGACGCCGCTCTGGCGATCCTGGGGGCGAAAGGGGAGCGGGAGAAGCGTCGGGCACAGGCCGTGGCCGATGGGATGGAGCAGGACGAAGGTGATCTGGCAGACGTCGGTTCCGCCACACTGCCGGGTCAGGAGGAGGAGACGGAGGAGGCCCTGGCCGCATCCGTGATCCAGTACCTGCCGGTTTAAGGGCCCCTGAACCGGGCCCGATGAAGACGTTTCCGATTCTGACCTGAACGTGGAGAACAGAGATGACATTCGATCCAAGCTTCGCCAGCACGAGCATGGACTACGATCAGTTGATCGCAGGCCACAAGCCGCCTGCCAAGGCCGTCCCCATCGTCCTCACGGATGGTGAGACGGTCGTGCGCGGGTCGGTCCTCGGACAGGTGACGACCAACGAGAAGTATCTGGTTTCCCTCGCCGCGGCCACCGACGGTTCCGAGGTCGCTCGGGCCATCGCCGCCGTCGCCGCCAGCCCCTCCGGCGCCGACGAAACGATCCTCGCATACGTCGAGGGTGAGTTCAATCAGGACGAGCTCACGTTCGGCACCGGCAAGACCATCGCCAACTCCAAGCAGGAGTTGATGGACAAGAACATCTATATCGTCGATCCGGTAACGAAGACGCCGGCCTAAGGCAGGCCTCGACCGTTTTCGCGATGATGCATCATCGGACCCTTTGAGGAGAGAACAAACATGGACCTGTATACGACAGGCGTACTGAACCGGATCGTCCAGCAGATCGACGTCGCCCCGGCTGCCTTCTTCCTGAATCGGTATTTCATGGCAGAGCAGACGGAAGACTCGGAGGAGATCCACTTCGATGTCTCCAACGAAGAGCCACGCCTCGCTCCCTTCGTCAGTCCGATCAGGGCGGGTCGGATCGTCGAGGACGAGGGGTACACGACCTCCACCTTCAAGCCGGCGTATGTCAAGGACAAGCGGGTCTTCGATTCCGAGAGGCCCGTCAAGCGGGTGATCGGTGAGCCGATCCTCGGAAGCCTTTCCCCTGCGGAGCGGACCCGGCGTCTGTTGGCGCAGTCGATGGCCAACCAGATGAGGATGCTCGATCGTCGTGAGGAGCTCATGGCGAGTGAGTATTTCCAGACCGGGAAGATCACCGTCACGGGCGAGGGTTTTGAGGACAAGGTGGTCGACTTCGGTCGGGACGCCTCCCTCACCGTCGCCGACCTCACGGGCACCGACAGGTGGACCGACACGGGCTCCAATCCTCTCGGGGATCTGGAAACCTGGGCTGGCCTGATCTATGACGCCGGTGGTGGTGTTGCCACCGACGTCATCATGGCCAACGACGTCTGGACGGCGTTCCGGTCCCATGCCTCCGTCGCGACGGTCCTCGACACCCGTCGGGGCTCCACCTCCCGCGGCGAAACCGGCCCCCTGGCGGCGAACCGGGTGAAGAATCCGGCCACCATCGGCGAGTTCGAGATCTACGTCTACTCCGACAAGTACATCGATGACACCGGAACCGCCGGGAACATGGTTCCCTCGGGCTCGGTGATCATGGTGAACGGAATGGGGTTGGAGGGCGTCCGCCACTACGGGATGATCAAGGACTACAAGAACAATCACGGTGCCCAGAGGGCGTTCGTGAAGTCCTGGGAGGAAGAGGATCCCTCCCGGCGGTTCTTGCTCCTCCAGAGCGCACCGTTGGTGGTGCCCTACCGTCCGAACAGTTCGCTGTTCTGCGACGTCCTGAACGGCGGAGCGTAATCGGGAGCCTCGCTCCAGGTTGACCCTAGCCTTCCTGTGAGCTTGGCTGGCGCCGGGGTTCCCCCGGATGGGGGGCCCCGGTCGCCGAACCGATCGACGACGGAGGAGAGATGAAAGCAAGGGTGTTGTTCACACTGAAGCGGGGTGGTCGGTACTACATCCCCAACACGGATTCCCAGTTCATCGACGTCAACGAGTCGGAGTACCAAAAGCTCAAGAACATCGTTGAACTCGTGGATCCTGAGATGGCCCCAGAGGAACCATCCGGCTGGATTCCTGAGGAATTCCCCTATCAGCATCTCCTCGTCGAGGGGGGCATTTTCACCTTCACCGATCTTCGGAAGGTCGAGGACCTGACGGAGATCTCCGGAATCGGGCCGGCGACGGCCAAGAAGATTCTGGCGGCGATGGAAGAGGCGGAGGATGTCTGACCAAGACTTCTTCCCCGACTCCACACTGGAGCTGATCATCCGGGCGACGGGTGGTGAGCTCGTGGAGTACCGGGGGCAGGAGTGCCACTTCCACGTTGAGACGCCGACTGCGGAGCAACTGCTGGCGGCGTCGATTGAGGTTCGGGGAATTGCCAAGATGCTCATCGGTCCTACCGGCGCGTTCCCCAACCTGGAGGAAAACACACTGATCACCGTCAAGGGAGACGACTACATCGTAGCTGATTGGAGGCACCCCGAGGACGGCGGTGTGATCTACATCTTTCTGAAGCGGAATACGACGAGGCAATGAGCAGTGTCCTGATTGTTATCGCCCAGGCGATCGAGACGAGGCTGAAGAAGACGTCGGTCCAACTCGACGGAGTCACCAAGACTCCTCCGATCGGCCTCACCGTCCTGGGGGAGATGACCATTACACCGACGGCCAGGATGGTCGAGCATGGGCCACTGATCAACGTGTCTTTTCCCCAGGAGGTAAAGACGAGCAGGGACCACTGGAAGTCGCCGCATTCTGTGCGGGTGGGTGAGGTCATCCTGCAGATCTGGGCGAATTCAGATGCAACAAGGCCGTCACTCGCAGTGGATCCAGCCTATCTATGGACGATCCATGCTCTCCAGAGCGATCCCACGCTCGGGGGCATCAACAACTTCATTGCGGAAGAGGGATCGGAGGGTGGCGTGACTGCATTCACCGATTCAGAAACCCTGATTGCGGTGAGGGAAGTGAAGATCCAGTACCACTTCCACACCAAGACCAATGATCCCGAGACGAGGAGTTAGGGATGGTGAAAAAGGTCAAGGTCAAGATCAAGGACGGTTATACCGGCCACCATCACGAGGGCAAGGAATGTTTCCCTGGTGAGGAGGTCGAGGTGTGGGAGGACAAGGTCCCGTTCCTGATCAAAGTCGGGGCGATCGATCCGCCCACGAAGAAGTCCAAGAAGAAGGCGGAGGCGGAGGCGGAGCCGGAGGAACCACTGAACCCAGAACCCACGGGTGACGAGTAGTCATCCACTCATTGTAGCCTAGAGAAGCGAGGAAACGATCCATGCCATTCGCACCGGACAACACCAACCTCATGCTCGGGGCCGGCGAACTCTTTTTCAACAGATCCGATGTGGATCGTGGGTTCGCGCACCTCGGGAACTGCACTTCCTTCCAGATCTCTTTCGAGGATGACCAGAGAGAGGTCGTCAACCGCATGACGTCGTCCCTCGGCACCTACCGGAAGGTGACGGCGAAGCGCACGGGCCGGCTCACCATCGTCGGCCAGGAATTCGCGCTGAAGAATCAGGCCCTCGTGATGATGGCCACGATCTCCGCCCTGGCCCAGACCGGAAGCACCGTGACCGCCGAGGTCCTCGCCACTGCCGCCCAGGCCTATGAGGGCGGGACGTATCAGACGGCGTTCCGGGGGATCTCCAGCGTCACACTGAAGCAGTCGGCCACCTCCCTCGTGGAGAACGACGACTACATCATCGAGGACGCCACGCTCGGCCTGATCACCATCCTGGCCGGTGGGGGCCAGTGGACCGACGGGGTCCAGATCGACGCCGACTACACCTACGCCACGGACAACTCGCCGACAGTCCGCGGCGGAGACACGGCGAACATCTACGGGAGCCTCATCTTCAAGGGTGACCCGGCGGCTGGGCCTGCGGTGGATGTGACCGCCTGGAACATCAGCATCGAGCCGGAGGGTGGGCTGGAATTCATCGGCGAGGACTTCCTAGAGTACACCCTCAACGCCGAGATCCTCGACGATTCGGTGAACCACCCCAACGAACCGTTCTTCCTGCTCGTCGACAGGGAGGATTACAGATAGTCCTGATTCTGCACTGATGCAGAGAGGAACTTGGACCGGCGCCCCGGTGAGGAGGCACCTCTCCTTGCCGGGGCGTCTCACAGGAGGAGAACCATGGAAAACACGGTCACGCTAGGGGGACGTCACTTCCAGATCACCGAGAAGGATGATCTGACGTTCGACCAGAATGTATGGCTGGAGATTGCGACACTCGAGTCCGGCCTCGGCGTCCATATGCAGAAGAAGTTGGCCCCGGTACTGGAAAGAGCGGCGGTGGACGAGAAGTTCACCGATGACGAGGCGGAGGATCTGGCCCAGAGCATCGTGGTGGAAGCCTGCCGCACCGGGAAGCACCTTGATGTCCTGGCCGGGATGCTGACCGAGGTTGGTGTGACATGGACTCGTAAGCAGGCCGAGAAGAACATGGAGTTCTTCGCCACGCTCAAGGGCGGCGAAATCGCCAAGATCACCTCCGTCCTCCAGCAGTGTATCGTCGCTTTTTTTTGGTCCGGGCTCGAATTGTTGAAGAGTTCCCCGAACTCTGGGAGCGCGGCGGACGTCCTGTCCAGCATCGCGAGTCTGGATTTCGAGCCCGATCTGGACGCCGGCTCGGAGAGTTCCGGGCCATAATTCAGGAGTTGGCGGCTCACGATCCGACCCGCTACGACGAGATCCTGAAGATCAGGGTGGTGGATGGGCTGGAAGCCTACGTCGCCATGGCCAAAAAGGAGGCGATCGAACACTTCAGGCATCAGCAATCCCTGTTCGTCGCTGGCGGCTTGAAAAAGAAGCCGGAGATCCCGAGGATCCTGCAGGAGAGAGAAAGAGATGCCGATCGGACGAGGCAGGAACGTCTTCGAAATCATCCTTGGCGTCATCGGGGAGGGAGAATCCCTGAAGGCGATCCAGCAGATGGCGACGGGGCTAAAGAACGTCGGGAGGGAAGCGGGTAGGGCAAAGAAACAGGGCAGTGAGCTGGGCCGATCGTTCCGGAACATCTTCCTTCGTACCGCCGCCTACATCGGTGTCGTCCGGTCCATCAGGGCCGTCACGAATGCGCTGACCGGCGCGATCAACGCCGGGATCGAGTACAACGCCACCATCGAGCAGAGTCGGCTTGCGATCGCCACGCTGATCGCCGCCCAGGGTGACCTCGTCAATGCTCAGGGAGAGGTCCTCACCGGGGCGGAGGAGTTGGATGCCGCATACAGTCTTGCCGTGGATCAGGTCCAGAAACTCCGGATCGCCGGGATCCAGACCGCCGCCACGACCACTGAACTCGTTGATGCCTTCCAGCAGGCCGTAGGAGCTGGACTCGCGACGGGGCTCACGCTGGACGAGATCCGGACGGTGACCATCAGAATCGCCCAGGCAGCCGGCGCACTGGGAGTGCCCTACAGGCAGTTGAACGAGGAAATCCGGTCGATCTTGGGTGGGATCATTGACCAGAACACCCGGATCGCGAAGTCCCTCCAGATCACGAATGATCAGGTGCGGCTGGCCAAGGAGCAGAACCGACTCGCCGAGTTCCTGCTGGAGAAGTTCGAAGCGTTCGGTGTGGCCGGGGAGCGGATCGTCAACACATGGGCCGCGCTGAAGTCAAACATCCAAGAAGCCTTCGAACTCCTCGCTGGCGAGGTGACGTTCCCGGCATTTGAGAAGGTCCGGAAGGCTGGCCTCGAGGCTCTCGCCCAGATCTTTGATTTCGATACCGCAGAGATCTCGGCGGATCTCCGTGAGCTCGTGACCTCCCTCCAGCAGTTTGCTGGGGGGATCGGGGAGTTGCTGGCGGGTGCCATCCAACGCTCCGTCGACGGGATGATCAATCTAAATCAGTGGATCCAGGAGAATCAGGAAGAGGCAGTCATCCTCGTCGATACCTTCGTTGATCTGTTCCGGGCTATCAGCCAGGGCATTGTCAACACGACTGCCGCATGGATCAAATACAGCAACCGGGTCGGCGCACTCCAACAGACGATCGAGACGCTCGGCGATACGTTCCGGTTGCTGGCTCGAGATTCGCTCGCCCAGGTGGTGGCGATCCTCGCTGGCGTGGCGGCGGCTCTCGGGTTGATCAACGCATTGCTCGGTCCCGTCGCCGCAGGAATCGCCGCCGTGTCTGCGGCCCTGTTCGCGCTCTCCACCTATCTGGACTATGTCAACGACACTGCGGCTGAGACGGTCAACCGACTCAATGCGCTGGAGCAGGCCCGGTTCCGGACCATCATCGCAGAGGAGAGCGGCGTCCTCTCTGCGATCAGGTTGGTCGATGCCTACGACAAGCTTCAGGCCGTCATCGACAACCTGAACGCGACGGAGGAGCAGAGGACCGCCGCGCTGGAGCGGCAGCAGGAGATCCGGGCGGCGATCCTCGCCCAGAACCCCCGCTGGATCGAGGGGATCAAGGAGGCGGAGGCGGCGGGAAAGAGTCTGAATGAGGCCGTGGACGAGCAGATCAAACTCGACCTCGAACTACGTCAGGCTGAGTTCGAGAAGAACAAGGCGATCATCAAGGCGTCTGAGCAGCAAATCGCATTCTCGAAGAAACGGTTGGAGATCCTGAGTGAGAACCGGAAGGTCCGTGACCAGCAACTCGCGCTGATCGAGGAGGAAGAAAAGCGGGTCCGTGACCTGACGGAGGTGAACCGGGAATTCCAGCGTCAGATCGTCGAATACCAAGAGCTCCTTGCTGGGGAGATCCCGACCCTGCGGGGGCCGGAAGGGGAGTCGGACCCCGCCGAGGCGTTCAAGGCTATGGAAGCGGAGATCAACGTCCGGAATGCGCGGATCAAGACCGCCCTCGCCGAGTTGACCCAACGGATCAAGATCGCGCTGGAGGAGAACCTCCTCTCCTACCAGCAGTACTACGAGCTTCTGAACGCCGCCCAGGATGGGGCCTACCAGGCGATGATCCGCAACGAGCAGGAGCTCCTGGCGGCGGCGGACGACCCGAAGAAGAGAGCCCAGATCGAGCAACGGATCATCCAACTCCAAAGCCAAGCTCGGCTGGCATCGCTGCAGACCGCCTTCGACGAGCGACGGACCCGGGAGGAACAGGCCCGGAAGATTCTGGAGATCAACGAGCGCATCGCTCGGGCCACGGGCCAGACCGCAGAGGCGACGGTCGCGAAACTCCGATCCGAGTTCGAAGACTTTCTCGTGGATCTGGAAAAACAGGGCGACCAGGCCGGCATTGATCTCATCGAAGAGCTCATCGACATCGAATCGGCCAGGGCCCAGTTCAAGGATCTTGAGAGCATCGTCTCCGCGGCCCAGCAACGTCTGCAGGAACGGCTGAGTCGCATCGATCTG